CATTTCAGTGTATTTATCTTTAAAAATTTTAAAAAAAATTTCATCTCCTTTTTTATCTACAAAAATATTTTTTAATACTTTGTATTTATCTTTAGAAATCATTTTCATATTTTCTTTTTTATTTTGATAAGGTACCCTACCATCAATAAGATCATTAAAATCTCTTGTATTAAAATACACAACTGTTTCTTTAGTAGGTTCCTTTTCTAATTTATTTACTTTATCTATTTCCATGTTTTCTCCTTTTTAGTTATATGTTTTTTTTGCTCTTTCATTTTTTAAATGAATTTTTTGTTTTTGTAGATGTTCTTTGGTCAAATTAACTTTAGTAAATACATCATGACATCCAGTATTAATTAACTGACTAATAATTTTTGGTTCTTGTAATTTTTTAATAGCAGCTAATTCTATCTGTCGAACTCTTTCTTTAGTAGTTTGTAATACTAACCCAACTTCCTCTAAAGTATGTTCAGTATCTAAACCAATACCATAACGCATTCTTAATACTTTTTCATATCTTGGTGGTAAATATTTTGAGAAAATAGAATTTAGATTTAATTTAACATCATTTTCAATAGCTCTAACCTCTAAATTTTTTGCTGGATTAGTTATTTGCAATAACTCATTTTCTTTAACTTTAGTTTCAAAACTATTTTTAACAAATCCTTTTAACTGTCTCTCGGTAAAAGCTTCTTCAACAGTCATGTCTAAATTTTCTAAAAGTAATTTAACATTTTTTTTAATTTCACCTTTTTCATTAATTGGAGAAAGTTTTCCAGCAAAAATACAATTAGTACTAGTATATTGCATTCCGGTATTTTTACAAAATTTTAACACGCTTGAAAAACCTAATTTTTCTATTTTAGATAACAATCTATCATTTCTAATTGTTATTTTTATTCTATAATCACTCATACTTTCTCCTTTTTAGTTTATACTTTTATCTTCTTCTTTTTTACCATGACAAACTGTTTATTCCATTTCATATTAAATTTCTTTCCTTTGCTATTTCTAAAGTTTTATTCATTAATTTTAAACTTGCTGAATGTTTATTATCATTACAAGCCGCACAACAAAAAACTATATTTTGCAAGGTATAAGTTTTAGTATTGTCAATACGATCAATTGAAAAATTAGATAAATTTTTCTCTTTTATACCACCATAACTAACCGAATTGGTCCAAGGTTGTTCACAATAAGAACAGATTCTACCATCACTACCTGGAAATTTTTCTTTCATATCTTGAATATAAATCATTAACTCTTCCCATATCTGTTGTCTAGTTATTACCGGCCAAAGTCCTCTTTTCTTACAGGAAGAGGGTTTAAAAATACTTGCAACGACAGTTATAATATGAGCTCGTTCATTTTGTAAATAAGCTATTTGTGATTTTAATATACATTCTTTACAAGCAGATTTAAGACCATCTTTTTTAGCTTTTTCTCTATGAAAATCAGATAAAGATTTTACTACACCACACCTGCTGCATTTCTTTTCAACCATCATTTTTTTCTTTTAACTTTTTACAAAGATATTGATTGGCTTTTTGTAATCTTCTAATTTCATCAACTAGTCTTCTTACCAAAGCATAACTCAAAAAAGTTTCTTTTCTACGTAAAGATCTTTGTTGTTGTATGGCTTTTGTAAACTCTAGTCTTTCAACGTCTTCTCTTCTAATCATTGTAACCTCGCAGTTTTAACTTTATCTAAAAATTTATTAATTGTTTCTTCAGTAATTTCTATTTCACCTTGATTATTACACTCAGTACAATCTCTTTGAGAGTCTGGTTCTTTAGAACTACCTAGATACCCATTACCATTACAATCTGGACAAATAATTTTACCCGACATTAGACCTCCAATGGTTATCCATATATTGTTGTCTCTTTCTTTTAGATGCATTTAACAAATTTAAAGTGTTCATTTCTTTTTTAGAAGGTTTTAAAAAACCAACCCGAACCATTTTAAGTCTTTGTACTTTTCTCCAAAGTTGAGAAGGATTGACGCCTGCGTCTTCACACAATTGATCAAACTCTTCTGATCGTTTAGAAAAAAAATTTTCTACATCTCTTTTTTCGTATTCACAAATGTGTATAGCACTATAACCAAACACATCTTCTAAAGCTTGATTTAAAACTGCTCTCCAAAGTTTTTGTTCAGGTTGAATTGCAGTTTGATCATCTAAAACTTTACTTACTAGAAGTGAGCTTGCCATTTAATTTTCTCGCTTTCTCTGTCACTAATGTTTTTACTACTTGACTACGGCTCAATTTAACATCGTCTTTGAGTTTCGTCTGTAACTTCGTTATCGTTGCATATGTTTCGTTATCAACGGTAACATTTTTATACTTGTTAAAGTCAGTCATTATGTATATTCTCCTTTATAGTTTTTAATATTTCACAATATAGGATATTATTTTAATTAAGTCAATGTCAATAAAATTTTTTTTAACAATATATTTATGTGCCGCGATGAATGGTGAATGTGTATTACCTATAGAAGAACCCTATATTTATCCTAAATCTTTTGATACATTTCATGAATGTGTAAGAGCTGGACTTTCTGATTCTTATGAAATATTATATGCCGAAAAATTTTTCACTACAGACAAACTAGAAGAGTATAGAATCTATCCTTCATTTACTTGTGAAGAAGCTAAGGTCGCCCTTGGCCCCGATACTTAGATTTTTTTTGCCTTTTTTCTGACTTATTTAAAGATTTCTTGTGACGACCTGGACGTTTAGGAGGCTTTGGTCTTGGTGTGTAAGTTGTAAATTTTTGTTTAGCCATTGCTTCTATTGTCTTTTATAAATTCTACATCTTTATCAGATAATCTTAAATATCGAATACTACCATTAATATGTTGTTTAGTGTCTTCTCCACAATTTGTACATCGATAATATTCGGAAACAATAGCTACTAAGATTGCTTCTTCTTGACAATATTCACAATGCCCTGTGACCGTATCAATATTACTAAACATTTTTATAACTTTAAATTTATTACTCATACTAAATCAACCGCCTTTCCGATCACTGGTTTATATTTGGTTCTTTTATCTTCATCTTTATATGCTCTTAAAAATTGTTTTCTAGGTTTATCTGTAACATAAGACACATGGCACCAGCCACTGTTAGGTTCACCTGGAACATAATACTCTAAAATCATTTGGTCGAAATCAAGGTTTTGATAAATCCAATCACAAACCTCAGCATTATCTTTTCCTGGACATTCAAAATCAACGGCTTCGGCTTTACAATGTTGACTATTAATAGAACTACCTATTTTAATACATAGTTCAGGGGAACGAAATCCGCTAGTCACACTAACCGGACCGAAGTGATCTCGTACGGGTTGAAGAATATTTTCACACAATAGTTTTAATTTTTCTATTTGATTGGCATTAGGTTCGTTAGGAATACTCCATCTAACTGCTGTGTCAGACTTAGTTAACTCTTGGAGAGTAAAGTTCCGGGAAAGGTTCATTTTGATTTTATAATTTTACCTATACTTATACTACCATCAACATTTTTTTCAAGTTCCGCTTTTTATAGACATTACCTAACTGGTCCTCCAAAAATAGCCATAAGGCACATTAAAATAATTAAGATCGCTGTAAATCTGTAGTCCATCCTGGCGTACTCCATTAGAATAGCCAACCTTTAATCTTTTGCCATAAAGTTTTTTTAACTACAGCACCTGCACCTAAAATTAAAATACCACAATCGCATTTATCACAAATACATACATCACATTTGTTACTACTAACGTAATAACCATGACCTATACAATGACATTCATGATTACAAACATTGCAATATTTTTTATTTAGACTCATCTTTTTCCTCCAATTCGTAAAACATTCTGTCGGAATCTTCTGTTACCCAGTCTGGTCCTTCGACTTGCCAAATGGTATTTTGGACTTTATAGTCAGGCCAAGATCTATCAGTGGTATAACTATTAACATGCCACAGAATACGATTATTAGGCTGAGCTGCATAATTCCCGTTATCAAGAGCCAAAATGTGTGCACACTTATGTTCTTGAGGAATTTCACTATGCTCAACATTCAATATATTAGACTCTGGATGACCCCAGTCAATAGTAAATAAATATTGTCCTGGATAGAATTTTTTATCTTTTCCACGAAATTTGCCATGACAACCGCTTAAATAATCAAAGCAATGAACACTAGGCCAATAACTAAAACAGTTCCACAGTTGTAACGTGTCGATTGACATATCCGGCACTTCGGTTCTAGAAAAACGTTTTTGGAAAAACGCTGAGATAGGCAACCTATAAAAGACCGCACCATTCGGTAACATAACATGAAATAAGAGCGCTTTGCCTGACATACTTGTAACACCGAAGACCACACAATCTTCACTTTCGCCATGATTTTCTCTAAGATCATAAAGATACTCCTTCCTTAATTTGCAATAAATGGGAGGAATGTTCGCGTTTAAATAGGCCATATGTAATCTCCTTATCCATGAATTTCACCCCAAGTATTTCCGTATTCATAATCTACCTTGTTTGGGACCGCTAGTTTAACAGCATTCTCCATAATCTCAATAATTTTTTTAGCCTGTTCTTCAGACTCAACTGATATATCTAATTCATCGTGAATTTGAATATGTGGTATAATACCTTCTCTATATAAATCTAACATGGCTTTCTTTGTCATGTCAGCAGCACTACCTTGAATAAGTTTATTTAAAGCTTTGTATGTAAATGCTCTTTTAATTCTTCCTCTACCATAAGTTCTTTCTGCTTCTTCTAAAGACATTGGTGTATGCATACCAAAAGTATTTGGTTCCCATTTATTAAATCTACATCTACGTCCTAATAAAGTTCCAATTGATCCAGATAGTTGAGCATGTTGTGAAGTTCTATTCATTAGTTCTCTAACAAAAGGTACATTCTCATGGTATTGATTAAATAAATTTTCTGCTTCTGCTTTAGTTGATAAACCTAATTCAGCTTGTAATTTTGCTTTACCCATACCATAGAATAATCCAAGATTAATTGTCTTAGCATTACTTCTAGATATACCTGCCATATCAGCAACTGTTTGGTGGAAGTCTACTGTATCACTTTTAAATTTTTCTACAATTTTTGTAACAGATTCATCATACATAATTGGATCTGTTGTTGCTGCATAGTGTACTACTAATCTTGGTTCTTGTTGTGAGTAATCAAAACAACCCCATGTATGATTTTGTTCTGGTATAAATAAAGATCTAATCTTAGGACCTAAATCCTTGTTTCTCGCTGGAATTTGTTGGAGATTTGGATTTGAATAACTAAATCTCCCTGTAACTGTACCGCCTTGATCGGACCTAATAGGATTTATATCCGCATGAATTCTACCTCTATGTTCATGTTTTAAAATAGTATCTATAAAAGTTGTGTGTGCTTTATTAATTTCTCTTGCTTTAGCAATTTTTTGTACTAAAGGGTGCTTGTGTTCAGCCAGGAAATTTTTAGTAAAGGAGGGTGCCTGTGATTTTAAAGTTCTTTCGTAATGTAAACCAAGTTTATCAAAAACTTCTGCAATACTTCTTGCAGCCCAAATCTGAGGTTCAACTCCTGTTTCTTTTTTTACTTCTAGTAATAGGGAGTTTTCTTGGCTTGTTAGTTCTTGTTTTAATTTATGTGCAGCTTCAACATCTACTCGTACACCTTTAAATTTCATATCAATTAAACATGGAAACAATTGTGTTTCTAAATCAAATATTTCTGTAAGATTTTGTTTCTGTATTTCTCTAGATAAAACTTTGAATAATTCTAAAGTAAGTTCAGCATCTTTTTCTGCATATGCTCCAACATCCATTGCAGGTAGTTTATACATTTCAGATTTTGCATCTACACCAGCGGCTTCTGCTGCAGCTTTTAATCCTCTTTCATCTTTTACTTCTCTTAAATATTCATAAGCAATACTATTTAAAGCATAAGATAATCTATTTTCATCAATCAAAGATGACATTACCATTGTATCTACAATGAAACCATTAATTTCAATATTGTAAGCTCTTAACCAACAAACGTCATACATTGCATTATGAAATATTTTTGTATTTTCTGCTTTACAAACTTCTTTTACATAATCTAATACAATTCTTTTATCTAAATTTCCTTCTCTATGACCAATAGGATAATAACCAGACCAACCTTCTACAGCCAATGCAACACCAATTATTTCTCCCTCACCTATAACTGCACCGGATCCTCTTGTTTTTAAATTTGGATCTCTAGTTTCTAAGTCAATAGCCACATAAGGATGTTTTGATAAATCCGGAAAAGTATCTGGACAAGTCCATTCAGTTTGTGCTTCGAACATCATATTAAATTAAATAAATAAATTGTTAAAATACATAAACACATTAGTTCTGTGTAAACATTCATTTCTTTTTACCCATGTCTTTCAGTTTTTTTATTTCTAATTCACAGTAATGAATTATCTTTTGTATATCTTCTATTCCATTCTTATTCAAGTATCTGCAAACATATTTTACAACATTTCCTTGAAAAAAAGAAAGATTGTTTTTTGAAATAAATTCATAAGGCTGAATGTGAAAGTCTTTGTAGTGACTCCCACCTATCTGCTTATCTTGTGGAAACGCATCTTTAAATATATCTTTATTTGTCATATTATTTCTTCTCCTATATTGTATTGATAATCATAACCTTGATTCATTATGAATAAGTTTTCTTTTGCTCTTGTTACTCCTACAAAAAATAATCTATGTTCTGTATCTTTATTCTTTTGTGCAGATTCATAAATTATTCTTTCTAAGTCTGTAAATAAAACTACATTTTCTGATTCTTCTCCTTTTACAGAATGTATAGTTGATAATTTTATTCTCGCTGGTTTACTTAGATCCTCGCCGCTCGTCACTAGCTCCTGGATATAATCCTTTTGGTAATCTTTAAATCGTAACGCATCCCAACCTCCAGATGCAATTAAACCGT